TTATGACCTTCAAACATCGAAAGAAATGACCCGCTCTAAGAACGCTGATTTCGCTTCGACACTCATGGATCGCTGGGCAAATAGATGTGTTGATAATATAAGAGGTATTACCTTTGGTATTTTCGACTGTATCTTTGTTATATACGGTAAGGTTATGGAACCGATGTTCTTTAGTCGCTTTATCGTTGAGTGGACCCTGATTTATCTCCAAGGAAGATTTGCAAAATTGTGGAAGTTACAGACAACTCTGCTTTTTTGTATAGCTACCAACCAGAATGAGAAACCCATACATACGGAAGAGGATATTTTCCCTTTCGTCCCCGGATATCTTTCGGGTGGTTCCTTCTATAAGTTTATGCGTAAGTGTATGAGACCGGGATCGAGGAAACTCGTTCCTTTTTTCTATAGCATTATGCAAACAAAGAGGAATACTGTAAGCCTTTCATGGGTTGATGAGCTAAAATCTCTGGAGAAACATAGGAAGAATATGGAGGGCGCCGCTTTTGGCGGTACCGTTCCAGAAGTCTTCTATGATGTTGTTGATGCGGATACTTGGGAGGTAGAGTCTAAGCTTTGCCATCCTATCGGCGCGCTAAACGCGACAACTCTTGCTGCTAATTTAAAGATCGATCTAATTGTAGACGAAGCCTTTAAACATAAGCCGAGGGATAAGAAAATTTCACTTCGATATAGACCCCCTTCGATAAACTCATCTTTCTCCCATTCGAGAGCAAAGTGTGGTACTCAGGGTTGGTTTTCGGACTTCTTTTGGGATTTAACACCCGTTTTTGCGGGTTATCTTGAAGAGGGTTGGAAGCCGATTCCTATTTATGTGCCAGCTTGCCTGCTTTACGATTTGCCGGAATATGAATTGCATCTTAGACAGCTTAACTTGGATAGTATTGGTTCTGATTTTGTTCAAACCGACGCTATGATCCACACCGTCCTGGAACCTCTCAAGGCTCGGATTATCACCTCGGGAAGTGCACCGTTATATCATGAGGGCCGTATGGCCCAAAAGATTATACATCGCGCTTTCCGTCGTGTCCGATATCTTGAGTTAATGGGTAAACCCCACACTGCGGAATTCTTTGAAGAAAGGTTCCGCGGTAGAGTCCTGAAAAAGGATTGGTTCTGGGTTGCTGGTGATTATGATGCTGCTACTGATGGAATGAATCCCGGTTGTTCTTTACATTTTTGTGAGGCAGTTGGTAGGAGAATTGGTATGAGTGAGGAGGAGATTTTGAGATATAAGTCCACTATGTGTGGCCATCGAATCCACTATCCTGTCTGGACGTCCCTTTCTGAGATGATCCAAAGATGGGCTCAAGTGATGGGTAGCCCCGGAAGCTTTCCGAGTTTATGTGCCACCAACCTTGCCGGTTTTTGGGTAAGTGTTGAAATTTATAAGGGATATAAAGTTAAGTTTTCGGAGCTCACTGAGTTTTGCGTTGAGAT